CAGTCATGAGCCAATTGATTAAATAAGGAGTGCTATATGGTTATTGCACCGTGGTTAATATGGGCAATGCTGGCGCTTACGGCCGCAACAGCAATTTATACCTATGTTTCAATGCGTAAAATGCAGAAGAAAAATAGGCAGTCAGCCAATCAGTTGGACGGCACCATTGCCGATGAAGGCACATCATTTAGTGATATCGCTGGTAGTCCACATATGTACGGAAATATTACGCATCTGTGGGGGCAGACCACGACACCGATTAAGTCCAAAGGTGGCAAATGAAAATCTATATGTCTGATTTACGAAAGGCCAAAATGTGTGCCAAAGGTGCTAGAGGTTTTGCGGACAGGAATGGGATCGATTGGAAAGACTTTCTTAGAAACGGGATCGATATCAGCAAAATTGAAAATATAGATGATGCGATGGTGCAACAAGTGGTTAAGGTGGTGAAAAATGGCGAGTCAGATTGTAGGTTATAAATATTTCACAAATTTCCTTTTGTTTATTGGCAATCCCATTGAAAAGATGCTCGGCATTAACTTTGATAAGCGCGGATGGTTAAAGCCTTTTGTTGGTGAAAATGGTAATGCTTCGGTACAAGGGGTAATTGATTCACCCAATTTATATGGGGAAAATGAAGGTGGTGTTGCTGGGGTTGTTTATGCGCGATATGGCACAGACAATCAAGATGTTTTGCCATTTTATAAAGAATATATGGAGTCAAAAGAACTTCAAGCCTCGGCATATCCTTATCAGTCCTATCTCGCATTTAAAGACTTTTATGTTGGCAACACAGGTTATATGAAAGAAATGCTGCTGTGGCCAAAGCGGATTCGTGTACGAAATGATGGGCGTGAGCAGTGGTATGGCGATAAGTCTGAAATTATTGATATGACACTGATTGAAGGTGGAATCCCTATTACTGCTTTCGCATCTACATTAGATGTGTCGTGTGAGGGATTTTCAAATAGCCATTTTGAAGACCGGGATGACTGGAAGTCTGAGTATGCCCACGTAAAGCCAGCTAACGGTGTAGGATTGGATCAAAATGGTGGTTGGTTTGGAGAGTTTCGCTGGAATGACTCAAACATAGGGGAAACTGTTGTTACATGTCGTGTAAATTTCAGTGTTTATGCGCTTCATAAGGTACAAATTGAATTTATAACATCCGATTCTTTTGATTTACCCCCTTATGTACCATTTCATTTTTTTAGTGGAGAGGTTCTATCTGTAGATTATTCCAATACGGGTGGTGGAATAAATAGACACTATTATATTGTTGAGTTTGTTGGGGAAAGTTTGGATTGTACTTTTTCTATTGATGCTCATATATCTAAAACAGATCCATCAGGGGTAATGGTTGGTTATAATAATTCAGTTGGCTCAGTCTCTATAGACGCATACTACCCAAAACCATTTAAAGAAGTCGAAATCATTGGTACAGATATCAACCCAATTCATAAAATCCGTGAAGTTCTGACAGATGATACAGCAATGAAAAAGCCAGAATCATCTGTAAATAATGAAAATTTCATTAAAGCAGCAGATCGAATCTATGATGAAGCTCTAGGGATTTCATGGTCTATTACTGAGAAATCTTGCGTCGATGCGATTAATGAACTTTGCTATCACATTGAAGCAGGCATTCGGGTGAATCGTCAGACCGGTCTTTATGAAGTAATTTTATTTCGTGATGACTGGTTTGAAGAAGATGAGATTCACAGCATTTCAGAAAGTAAAATCAAAAGCATGCAGTATGAAATTACCAATGCTGATGAAGTGATTAATCAAGTTAATGTGAATTTTTATGACCGAACCAATATCAAGAACTCATCATTCTCAATTTCTGAAAATGGTTTGATTCAAACACTTGGTCGAGTCAATGCCGAAACTTTAGATTTTCCATATTTTATGAATATGAGAAATGCAGAAATCGTAGCGAACTGGAAGCTTAAGTTGCTATCTACAGGTGTCTATAAAGGTACTTTTACAACTGGTTGGCGCGAAGCGCGTAAGTGGAATCGTTACGACTTAATTCGTTTGCCGTGGTCTAAGCGCTGGAATGGAACTATTTTGGTTCGGATCATGAGTATTAATCTTGGCAGTTCAACCAACAATGAAGTTTCAATTGATTTCATTGAAGTTGTGCCTTCAACTGGAATGATGAATACAACGATTGTTGCAGATGATCCGATTGACAAGCCACTACCACCTCAATCCTGTCAATATGAACCCTTTGAGATGCCGTACTATTTGGCTGTTATGGCACTTGGTCAACGCCAGATTGATGATGAGCTGGCATATGAAAGTAACTTTGGCCTAGTTGGGGTTGTAGCAGAACAGCCGCAGTCAAATTCACTTTATGCTGTGATGATGACAAATAACTATGATGAGTGGATACGTGCTGGATCAATTCAATATTCAGAAACCGCTAACTTAGATCAAAACATATCAAAAGTATCAACAAGTTTTACCGTTAAGAATTGGAAGAAAATTGCCAATTTTCCGGTTGGTACACTAATTCAGTGCGGGAAAGAGTGGCTTACAGGATTTGTCGAGTGGATGGTCTTTCAAGGTGTTGACCCATATACAGGTATTGTATCTGTCAAGCGTGGTGCATTGGATACACAACCTCAAGACTGGGATTTAGGTTTAAAACTTTATTTCTGTGGAACCGATATTGCCTATGATGCAACTGAATATGTGGCAGGTGAAAAAGTTTTAGTTTCTGCACTCACAACCACACCATCAGGTGTGCTTGAGCTAAAAGGTTCACATTCTGTTGAAATGAAAGCACGTGCAATCCGTCCTTACCCACCAGCGAATGTAAAAATTAATAGTTTTTACTATCCAGAAACCTTGTTGATTTCAAATGATATTGTTTTAACTTGGGTGGATCGGAATCGCTTACAGCAAACGGGTGGCGAGATACTGGGGTTTTATGAAGCAGGGGTTACTGCTGAAAATGGCGTGACATATTCTTATGAATTGGTTTGTGAAAATGTAGTTGTGGATTCACAGTCAAACATTTCTGCAAATACAGTGACCATTCTTAAATCTAAATTGCTACCGAATAAACCACACACGCTAAGACTTTGGCCAGTTCGTGATGGTTACGACTCATACCAAACTTTTGAGCATTCATTTTTTGTTGAATCTGTAAGTTTGATTTTGGTAGCAACAGTAAGTAAAGACAAAGTGATTGGTTCAACTTTACCAGCTTCAAATATTACTGCCGATATTGATGAATTGCTTGGAGCGAATATGCGTTGGGATGGGACAAGTATTAAGGGTAAGGCTCAGGCTGGATCAACAGTCACAATTGAGGTTCAAGAATAATGACAACATATACAGGAACAGCGGATGCAAACGGAGATTTTAATATCTCATTTGGGGGTAATAGCTATACATCAGGTCAAAAAGTAACGATTACCGCAGAAAAAAACGGGGCAACAAAGTCAATTGAACTCTTTGCTCCTGCTGACACTACAGGGGGAGGTGCAATTCAGTTTAGCGGTACATTAAACAACTTCCCGGTTAATGTGGGTGTTGTTACATTATCTACGGAAATATCTGGTTATATCACAGCAAGTTGTTTTGCTGCCGATCTGTCAGGGTCTCGTTTCGGGAATTATCCAACTGGTTTGAAAATATTAGGTGCTGTTACCGAAATTAGGTCAAATGCATTTTATGCATGGGGAAATGCAACATTATTAATATTACCCAATGTCTTACAATATTTGAGATCAAGTGCATTTGAGAGATGGGACAAGTTAGCAGAAATTATAATCCCAAATTCAGTTTTAGATATTGGTGACTATTGCTTTAGATATTCGAGTCTATGTAAAAAAATTACGTTAGGAACTTCTTTATCAATTATAGGCAATGCAGCTTTTTCTGGTGCAGTCGCTTGCGATGAAATCAATTGTTTAAGAACAACTCCACCAACAATACGCTCAGATACTTTCCTTAACTTAAAGGCTACATGTGTAATTAAAGTTCCAGCATCATCATTGGCTGCGTATCAAACCGCAGCAAATTGGTCAGCACATGCAAGCAAGATGGTTGGAGTTTGATTACTGAAATTTTTATAGCACCGAAAGGTGCTTTTTTATTGCCAAAAAAAGGGGAATGGCATGTCTGAAACGACAGGGCAAGCAATTGCTGAGGCAAGTTCAGTAGTTACTTCAGTATCAGCAAAAACAGCAGTTGGTGGCTCAATAGCTGGATTATCGGGGAAGTTTTTAGGGTTAGATCCAGTCACGGCATTGGGTTTGGTTATCGCAATTTCAGGTCTACTGGTTAGCTTTATGAGTTTTTTAATCAACTGGTACTACAAGCGACAGGAAAATAAACGTGCAGATGAGTTACATCAACTTGCACTGCAAAAA